ATACCTGCACTTTTTTGCATCTGTGAAGATCCTGTCCAAACTGAAGTAGTGGTTAATCCTTGAAAATCAAAAGCAACGTCAGAAGTATCAACTACATTAAAAGTAGTCTTAAAATCTGCGCCCGTATAAAGTGCTAAATTAGCAGCATATGGAACTCCTGCATTTGGATCAAATGTCAGATTTTTACTTGCCATTGACTAATTCCTTTAGTAGAGATTTAATTTCACCAATTTCACCTTTTAAACTAGCAAGATCTTCTTCCATACAATCCACTCTTTCATTCCGTGTTTTTTTAGCATTACGACTTGATGTATAATGAGTATAATCTATAGAATTTACATTCACTATTGAGCCTGTTGCAGGATCTCTTGCTAGATCAGCATGTCCATCAATACTATAATTTTCCATACTATGCTAGTGCCATCACTCTTAGATCTTTAATTCTAGGAACATAAACTTGACTAGTACCAGTTAATAGAAGTTTAACTCTATAATATCTAAATGCAGGTAAACTATCTGCAGTAAAATTATAGTCATTAAAGCTTGTTGATTCTCCAAATCCATATTCATTAGTTTTAGGAACAAATTTATCAGATTGTCCATCATTATCTTGAGAATTGACAACTTCACCCCTAGTGTTTAAATTATTAAATCCAGGGAAAGGTGTGAAGATTGGTTCAAATCGTTCTTTATCACCAATAGCATAGAATGCTCTGATATTAGAAGAAGGATGAATATGACCAGCTAATAATATTTTGATAGAAGTTGCTGGATTCTCTAATGCTATTTCCTTACTAATATACTGACAAGCAGTAGGATCACCAGTAAGAGTTTTTACTCTCGAATCTGTTGCAAAATTGGTAATAACATCATTAACTCTATTAGATGTAAGAATTGTACAAATTCTTTGAGCATCTATTACAGGAGTTAATCTAGGATCAACAGTTCCTAAACTCACTCTTATTTGCATGGATTTATTACCCTCAACCTGATCCAACCTTTCATCCTCATTTACTTTAGAGTAAATTGCTCTTGGACTAGTAAGATAATTTGTTTCACCTACAGTAATTGATTCAAACCCTTGATCAATATATGGAATATCACTATCATTTATACCAGGTGCAGAAGTAGTTCTTATTTCAGCACCAATTGTTGTTCCAGTAACTGTCATATTATGGATAATTGGAGTAATAAGTTCAAAAGGCATATTTTGAGTTGCCTTTATTTCAAATCCACCAGAAGATTTGGTTTCATTAAAGTAAAGTTTAGGGAATCCAATGTCAGTGCTTCTATCAGTGGCATCAAATTCAGTTCCAGCAAGAGTTTTACTTGTCTGATCTATTTTAACATTATAAAAATCAAACCCAATTGATCCACCAGTTGTTGTAGTAGATGTTGAAGTAGATAATCCATGTGTTCTATTAACTCTTGCAAGAGAAACTCCACCAAGTTCATATTTATAAACAGGTGTTCCAACTGAATAATTAATTTTGTTGCTTCCCCTTGCAGATATTGTAAGTACATTACCAGTGACATTATTATACTTCATAACCTCATTTCCAATTTTAACTAATCCAACATTAGTTGTTCCTACTCCAACATTTTCAAAATTAGTAAAGGAACTAGCATCCTCAACAGTAAAGTTATTAGAATTACCCTCATCTAATGCAAGAGTTAATTTTGTAGGTTTAATATCACTCTGAACATCAATTATCTTAACTAAATTTTCAGTAGAATGCATTCCATGATTCTGATGATTAACCTTAAAATGCAATCCATCAGATTCTACATTTATTGAAGATAGTTGAACATCACCACCATGACTAAAGTTTAACTCTGTTGTAATACCAGCACTATTAGTATACCTCATAGTTTTACCAGCACCAGTAGCAAAATTACCCTGAACATTATCCAAAATAAGTTCATTTGTCATTCCAATACCAGTAATGGTAAATCTACCATTAGCACCAACAGTTCCACTACCACCAGTAGAAAGACCAATAGTTGTAATACCAACAACATCACCAACTTGATAACCACTTCCACCAGAAGTAATTGTACAAGCACCCACTACACCATTTTCAATATAAACATTACCAACAGCACCCTTTCCATGACCAGTAACAGTTTCTAAGTTAACACTACTAAATGATAAATTACCATCGAGAGGTGTATATCCAATACCAACATTAGCAATAGATAAGGTTCCTGTTGCAGATCCACCAGCACCTACAAGATTACCTGTTGCAAGAGTTCCATCTTGACTAAAGGTATTTCCGTCAGCATAACTATCTCCAACAGTAGTTCCCAATCCAACTCTGATTTTTCTAGAACCAAGAACGATAGAATTTGGTTTAAGTGTTGGAATTTGATTATTTCCTTGACTTAATTCTGGACTATAGAATTCAACACTTCCTGCAGTCTCAAATTCTGCTCTATAGAGAGTAAATTTAAGATCTTCCCATTGACTTGGTTCCCATGTAGAAGCATTCTGAGACTTAAATAGAGATCCCAAATATGGTTGGTTAGATATGAACGTATCTGTTAAAAGATCATTCTCACCAACTCTTGAGATATAAACACTATATTTTGTTGAGTTAGATAATATTGCTATACAATAATCCGTATCATCACCTTGCAAATAAATTGGAGCCCCAAAAGTAACAGTAGTTGCTACAGATCCATCTGCTGATGTATTAATATCTTCAGGATCTAATACAACTTCAGAGAATGGAAGAACATCTTGTGTTGGGTATCCATTCTTCATAGATCTTATTTGAACAACACAAGGTATATCAGTATCATCTTTAGATCTAAAGAACAAATCACATTTTGTTATAAAAATTCCACCTTCATCTTCTACTTGGAATGATTGTGCTAAAGGATCTCTCCATCTTCTTTGTGCAGCTACCCATGCTCTGATTCGTGCTGCTGCTAAATTGGCCGCAATGATATCCCGCCTTTGTTGCTCTCTGATCCGTGCTCTCCTTGCTGCTTGCCTAGCTCTCTGTTCCCTATCTGCTTCTGCATTAAATCTTTGAAGAGCTCTTATTCTGGTTGTCTCTTGTCCTGTAGAAAGAACTTCACTTCCAACAACTGTTGTTCCCAGATTTTCGGAAACACTCCTGTCTTGGGCCGTATTTCTTTGTTCAATTCTTGCATTTCTAATAGAAAGAATATTTTCCTGAACTGTTTCTAGAGTTCCAGCAGCAGTAAAGGTTTCATCAGCTACTGTAGTTGCTAATTCTGGATCATTTTCAGGATCATTTGTTACACTAAAGATTTTTGTTCCTGTTTCAAATCTTGGGAAATTAAAATTATTAGGATTGGGAATAAATAATGAACCACCACAGAATGCTGAAAGATCTGAAAGCAATCTTACCTCTGTAATAGTTGCTAATGCTCCACTACTTTGACCTCTAAGAATCATTCCACTTTCAACCCATCCTTGATATCTACCTTGTACCTCATTAGCCAATGAAAAAGTATCTATATTTAATAAATCAGACGTACTTGAATAAGATGCTGATAGTGGTTGATTAGTATAAGGATTTTCACGTAAAGTTTTTGAAGGAACATTATATGGACCTTCTTTATGATTTGATTGTGCAACTCTAAATGTTATACTAGGAATGCTATCCGATGTTACTTGACTTAATCCAGTAAAATTAACTGCACCTCTCACATCCTCACCAACTTGGAATGTTCCAGAAATCATTGATATTTCAAGTAATTTAGGAACACAATAATTAGTTACACTTTGACCATCAAAGAAACCATACAATTGTGTCAATGGTTTAACTTTCTTAGCAATAAATTCAATATTTCTAGATCTCATAAATGGAATAAGATCCCTACTAACTATCCTATCACCTACAGATTGTTGATCAAATTGTTCGGTAACAAGAGTTTGAGTTCCAGATCTTCTTTCGGTGCCAGTTCGGATTGTTTCTCTTCTAATTTCTCTTACGTCCTGCCATGTCCTTTGCTGCCACTGAGTTCCATCAGTCCTATTATTCCATGTAGCAAAACTCCTGTTATTAGTTATTACTCTCCTAGTACCACCAGAAAAATCACGAGTTTGAGTTCCTGTCCATGTAGTTTCCCATGCATTCCATATAACAGGACCAAGACCAGTTTGAGGATCAAGACCTTCATTTCTTGCTAAATTATCTATCGTGGCAGAATAGTTACCTTCAGTTTGAATAATCTTAGCTTCAAGTCTTGCAGTGTCTACCCAAGTATCAGATGCAGGATTCAATTCCATAGTTCCCTTCCAGAAACTAACCAAGAAAGGAGTAACACTTTCAGATCTTGTACCAAAACTCTGCTTTAACCACTCAATCTCAGAATAATCTAATGTTATACAATCAGATGATTTTCTTACATTAACACCTTCCAGTGTAGAAAATCTTAAATCATCACTAGTATCATTCCCAACAACAGGACCAGTAATACAATCAATAGCATTAGTATAATGTCTTGGACGTAATTCTTTATGTTTTCTATCTATTGAACAATTAACTTTTACAGATTCTTCTTGAGTTTGGAAAGATGTAAAATTATCAACAAAGAATCCCGATTTAAACCTATTTAATCCATCATTATCAGGAACAAAAAAGTTAGCTGTATTAGTTTCTAATAATGAAAGAGTGGTATAATATTCGAGGTTCTGAATTCTTCTATCAAGTCTTTTAATATCTGACATCGTATATCTACGATAATCCAAGAAATGTAAAACAGCATCACTTGGATTATAGAGATATGCAGGAAGATTGACATTTGCTACTTCTATTGCATTATCAACAGGAACAGGTGTTTTAGGAAATTCTGATGGTTCACCAAATTTAATTTGAAAAGTTCCTTCCTTACTTAAGAAAATCCTATCAATTCGAGGAAGATAGAATGAATAATCCACAACTATAGATTCATCTGATGCTAAAATGTTTGGTACAGAATCTCCAGATCCAGTAAAACTTCTTCCAAGGAATTCTAAAGGAGATCTATCCCCTTCCGAAACTGATGAAATTGGTGCAACTCTTGGTCGGATATCAATAATATCTGAAACAGATTCGCCATTAATCTCTGTAAATTCTTCTCCATAATTGAATTGGTCATAAGAATTAACTGTAATAATATCTCCAGAATCATTAGATTCAAAGGATCCACTTTGATAATATATCTTTATTTTTTTAGATGGTACATCAGCATCAGATTTTTTCTTAATTGTTCCATAATCATAAAAAGTTACTTCACCTCCAGAAGAAAAATTATAATTTGGTGATATATCAAAACTAGGGGAATCTAAAGTTGAAACAACTGCTTGTGCTGAAGACTCTTGAAAAATTACAGTTTCACCTTCTTTAAATAAAAATTTATTTTTGTAAATAAAACTAATTTGAGAATCACTTAACTTTTCAGCAAGCAGAGCTACAGCTCCACTAGATTGTCCAACCATAGTCTCACCAATCAATAATTCATTGGTTGTTGTAGATTGTGTAACTATTGAAGAAAGAATTGTTTTTGGACATGATGGATCACTTGTATTTGCTGATTCAAAAATACCATGAACCATTACAATATCTGGAGCATTAATCGATATAGTCTCATCTTGAACTCTAGTTCCATATGGATAATTACCATATACCAATCCATCATTTAATGTTGTTGCTCCAATTCCAGATCCTTGAGTTTTTGAATAATTAATAACAACAAATTTAACTTTATTGTTTATTTTTTGTTTTGCTTTTGGTTTTGTTTTTTTAATAGTAGCAATAAGAGTTGCACCATTATTAGATGCAGAAGGAGATGTCAAACCACGAATTTGACATGTATTACCTGTTCCAAAATCAAATTGATCTGCAGTTAAGTCATAAGTCGTTCCATCTGCACCAATTAATGAATATCTCTTTGGTTGGAAAGGTTGGAAAGATTCATTACCACTTAATGTAGGTAATGGAGTATTTAATTGACCATTACTAATACTTACACTAAAACTTTTTCTTATAACAATAGTAGCATTAGTTAAGTCTACACTTTCAATATTGTTCTTAGGAAGAGATGTATATAGAGTATTATCAGATGAAGGATCTAATAAAGTTGTCATCACCCTTAAGTCACTTACATTCTTAACGGATGTTTTTGGAAGTGTTCCATCAACGATTCCAGTTACGGTAGTGACACCTGTAACGTTAACAAAAGAAGCACCGACACTTACCACTCTGGCTGTAATTGGATCTTGTGAAAAATCTAAATCTGTATATTGAATTAAATTACCAACAGTTGTAATTCCTGGAAAATCTGGATTAGAACTCTTAATAATTGATTGATTACCTGTATGAGTAACCATACCTACGGTTGCTACTCCAACAAATTGTTGAATTGATGGAACTACATTAGCATTAAATGTATTAATACCAACTAAATTATCATCGGTTCCATATACTGATTTTACATCAGATACAGAATACTCCGTAATACCTACAGCAACTCTTCCATTATTAACACCATTGATTATAAGTTGTTCATTTTTAATAAAATTACCAGTCTTTTCATATACAGTTAATCCCAATCCAGCAGTAACTGATCCTTGTAAGAATGCTTTTGCACCACTTCTCTTTCCTTCAATAATAGCAGGAATGGATTGTGTTATTGGATTATTTAATTTTAATTCAGTAAATGTTTGTACATCATATAAAGCAAGTTCCCATTCATCCAAATTTGAATTGGTTGCATTATAATTTTGTGATTCTAACCTAAAATCATATACTCTTGCAAATCCAATTTCATTTCCACCAGCATTTTCCTGATTAGATCCTTGTCTTTGACTCCTCAAACTTAGAACATATGTACTACCAATACCTACTGTGGGAGTTCTATATACACTATTGAGTTTGAAAGTTGGACCAGTATTATAAATTATAGACTGATTTTCTATAAGATTTATATCTCTAGTTTTAGGACAATCGATAAATGTTGGATTTAACATTTCAATTTCATATCCCTTCACATATGCTTTTCCTGGAGAGATTTTATATATTGCTAAATCCTCAGAAGGAGTTCCTCCATTGGGTGTAAATTGACCAGATTGAAAAATACCTCTATTTCCAATATTATTATCTAAAGAATTAAAAACTGTAATATCAAATGGTTTAATATCATAATTACCACTTTCATCAAAGGTTCTTCTTGCAAGAGTATCTGTTAAATCTAATGAACCTGAACCTCCACCTCCAGCAATTATTAATCCATTATCAAATGATGAACCAGTTTTACTGGTTCTTAATGCGCCATCAGTAACGGTTCCCAATTCTACAAAACTAGTATCATCAAAATCATCTAAAGATTTTTTAAATAGACTTAATGAAATCTTTAATCTATCTGCTCCAGGAGCAGCAAAATTATTATATCCTTGCGAATTGTCATTTAAACTTTCATCAATATCAGAATTAATTATTTCCTCATTAACAAATAATCCAACTCTATAATTAGGTTCTTGACTATATTGATCAAGAAGAAGAATTTCTTCTGAAACTCCTACAAATTGACCATGAACAAAATAAACTCCTTCTTGAATATTAAAACAAGATCCTATTATAGCAGAAGAATCAGATGTAGTAACAGCAAATGGAGCTCCAGGAGAAATAGTTGTATTACCCAACAATCCAGAAGAAATTGTTATGTTTGAAGTTAGTTCTTCCCCATCAAAAAAAGTTTCAGAAGCATTGTCAGTTGTGCTTGAATTTAAGTAATTAATATAAAGTGTAAGTTGTCCACGTTCAGAATCTTCAGGTAATAAAACAAAATCTACAACAGCTCCTACTCCAGAACTCTGTCCTATAATTTTTGCCCCAATCAATTGATCGGCATATGCAGATACAGGAACACCTTGATAATTATTATTTATTTGAACACCATAATAAACTTGATTATATCCAATATTTCCAGGAATTACTTTAGCACCTTCTTTAAAAAAGTGCTGACCAAATTTTTCAATTTGGTTTTGTAGTATAGATTGCAGAGTTGTTAACTCTCGTGCCTGAACAGGAAATCCTGGTTTAAACAAGACACGGTAAAAATCATCTGATGAATCATAATCATCAAAATATGGAGCTACATTTAAATTTGTCTGCTGTGGCATGATTTTTTTAGAATTGCAATACTATTTTAATATCTTCTTTTTGGTTAACTGACCTAGTAATAGCAGGTCGGTTGTCAACAAAAATAATGTTACCACTATGTTTCTTAACTTCAGGATTGGCAATACCATCAGTAAAGGTTTGACCAAGATAATATGTTATATTATTTATTACAGTAGATATACCTGTAAATCCATTATCAATCTGCAAAGTAGACCCTGATGTAGGGACAATTTCCAAATTACCACCAGTTCCTGGAGATCCAGTAAATTTGTTTAAATTATATCCATATGTAGGGGCAGTTTGTGCAGTTCCAACAGTATTAAATCCTGCAAGAGTTCTATCCTGCCAAAACTTTAATACTCCAGTTTTTTCATCATAGTTAATAACTCTTCCTTGAGCTGTTGATCCAGCAGAAATTGTTTGTACAAAATAGCTATCTGCAGTAAATGAAGCAGAACTATAACCAGAACCAGCTAATCTTAAAGCATTTACGGAACTAGCTTTATCAGCACTTAAAAGTGCAGTAGAATCAAATTTTTGAGGATTTTCTACTAATCCAACTCTAGCAACTTGATTACCAGTAACAAAATCTGGGTTTTCATTATCATTTTCAATTCTAGAGTATATAAGAACATTCATTGCTCCCAATTCTCTATAAATGTCTGCACCATGACCACCTTGAGGTGGAATAATAACATCAAATGTAGGAATAGTAGTTCCTGTTGGAACACCACCATCATCTAAAGCTATACTACCATAAGTGTATCCAGACCCTTGTTTAGAAACAACTATAGTATCAACCTGTTGGTCGTTAGTTGTAGTAATTGTGCATTCTGCTCCAGAACCATCACCTTTGATTGGTACTTTTGTATATTCAGTACCACCAGAAGGACCAATAGTTTCACCACGGTTTGTGATAGTGATTATTTTGATAGATCCATCTACAGCATTATCTCTAACTGCTGCATCATCAACATTAGTTTCCCAGTCTAAAGGAACTGGCATAAAATCAGTAGAATCAAATTTAATAATATCGGCGGGTTTGATAGTATAAAGATACTTCCAAAGATAATTATCACCACTACTTCCAGCAGATCTTGGTTCTAAATCAGTAAATGTTGGTTCATCTAGTGAAGGTCTTCCATTGGGGTTATCTGGATCAGTACCATTTTGAAGACAAATATAAACTCTATAATCAGTGTTTATAATATAAAAAGTTGAATTATATAAATTTGTTGCACCAGATACAGGAGCAGTATTTGATCTACTATAATCTCCTCTATACATGTCATAGGTAGTACCTGATGACCATACCCTTTTAGTAACAACTTGTCTACAATCTCCTGCACTGACCTTTTTCAATGCAATCATATTATCCCAATAATCATTTTCCTCATTAAAATTATCTTTAGGAGAAGGGGGATCAGTATTCCAATCAGTTTGAATATCAGTAGGGTTTGGTAACCCAATGAAA